CATAGGGGTGTTTATCATACTGTAGGTAATAACTTCTTCCTCAATAAAGCATTCATGGGTCGTCCGAATGTATTGATGAGTGTGATGCGTCATGAAGGATGGCACGCGGCACAGGATTGTATGGCAGGAACGATTGATAATAGTTTGATTGCTATTATCAAACCAGAAGATGAAGTTCCTATGCTCTGGCGTGATATGGTAGAAAGTGCATATCCCGAATCGTCATGGCCATGGGAAAAGGAAGCAACATGGGCAGGTAAGACAGAAGGAATGACCTCTGATGCACTTGCGGCATGTGCTAATGGTAATATGTGGGAGGTTTATGAACCCACTCCTTTGACCCGTAAATATCTGGTCAAAGAAGGTTACATTACTAAATAATAATATCCTGAACAGGAAACCAGCCGAGAAGAGTTCTGTGAAACCTCTTGTGTTATAATGGTGAACTCTTTGTTGGATAAAGAATTTAAAACATGTCTACTCTAACAAGAGACGTATTAATTAGAACCATTGTTGCCAACGAAATGAAAGCGCACGATGGTTCTGATTATACTCAACAACTAAAAAGTACATATCATAAATGGGAACATCAATCAAGTGATGCTCTCTGCCAAAAATTTAATCAAATAGAAAAATCTAATGTCACTGTTGACATACTAAAACCATAAATAAAAGAGCCATGCCTCTTTTCAATGCCAGAAGAAGTCAAAAAAGATGAACCTAAGAAAAAAGGTATTTTAGGAAAACTAAAGGAGGCAGCAGATGACAAGGAAGAACAAATTGCAATTCTGTCTACTTTTGTTAGGCTTGGCATCCTTGTTTGGAGCGGCGGAATACTCACGTTGGCTTACATCAAGTTACCACCAGCCCTTGGTATTCCTGAGCAAAAATTAGATCCAACTTTTATCGCCAGCGTCTTCACTGGGGTTTTAGCTACTTTTGGTGTTCAGGCAGCAAAGAAAGCAGGAGAGAATGGTAATGGTGGTGGTGGAATCAGTAAAGCAGATATGGAAAGATTGATTGCCGCAGCAGCACAAACTGCACCGGCACAAACTATTCGTATTGAACAGGCAC